ATCTACAACCATGTAAGCGTGTTTTGCGTTGCCCATTAGATCTAGCACCCAGGACTTACATAGGTTTAGCCTGCTCTGTGCGTCATCAAACTCTTGCTGTGCCAATGCGAGATCATGTAGCCCGTCAATCTCAATCTCAGTATTGTCAATTAGAGGATGGAGCTTGCGAATAACCTCATAGGTTGACTCAGCACCGTCATAGTCAGGCTTGGTGTCGTTGGTGATGTGTGCCATGAATCGCTTAGCCTGGTCAAGCTGAACCTGCTCAGCGAACTCATCACGATCAACCCAGAACTCTTGCCAGGTCATGCCAGCCACAGCCACCACTACTGATCGCTGAATCTTTAGAACCATCATGTAGTGCCGCACCTGGGCCTCATAAGTAGGTGGCAATGACTCAAAGGATGTGCGAGCGGTCTTGATCTCTACCACGATCCACTCACCTGTTTCCTTGTGGCGGGCTAGTGCGTCGGGGTTAGCGTGAAGCCAAGGGTTGTCGCAGTCCTGGTAAGTGCCTGTGGTAAACACCTCATACTCAGGATGTTCCTCAATCCAGAGCTTGAGAATTGGCTCTTCGAACGCCTGGCCAAAACGCACCGCCCAGTTGGTTAGCGGCGGGTTCTCAATCTTGCCCGTTTTCTTGGCCCACAGAGCGTATGGTGACTCCCATTGGGAAAGTCCCATCAAAATACCTATCTCTGATCCGCCAATGGAGTATGCCCTGGCTTCGTGCCAGTCGCTCGTGCCTGACTCAAAGACTCCGACTAGCTTTGCTCCGTTGAAATCCTGTGGTGCGTGAACCTTCATGTGTCCCTTTCGTTGGATAGTGTTACTTTACGATGACCATCAGACATTTTGGCGTATTGACCAGCGACTACCTGGCTTTACTCGCTGCTATTCAGAAGAATGGCAACAAAGTTCCCTGCGAGTGGCGGCCTGAGTATTGGTTTCCAGAGGACATCGAAGATCCGATCAGTGGAGGGATCGCAACCGCCAGGGCCATCAAGGGCTGCCGAGCTTGTCCAGTCCAGGCACAATGTTTTGACTACGCACTAGAGACCAATCAGAAGCATGGTATCTGGGGCGGATCGCTGCCGTCAGAGCGGATTTGACACTTGCTATAACTGAGCGTTATCGTTTGGTTTATGAAAGTTGAGCAAGCATTTACAGCCCTAGCCGATGGCATCAAAAAGCATGGAGCACCAGTCTGTCAAGAGATTGACGGCGAGCTGTGGTTTCCAGAGGCAGGCGGTGAGTCATACGAGTTACGCCAGGCTAAGAAGATTTGTAGCGAGTGCCCTGTTCAGTTGCTATGTGCTCAGTATGCGATTGTGGCAGATGAGGCGTATGGGATCTGGGGCGGTCTAACACCTAACCAGCGTGACGAAATCCGTAGAGGTAAGACCACACTTCAAAAGGCTGTGGCTAGATCAGCAGACCGCGTGAAAAACTTTAGGATGAAAGAGCCTAGGAAGTCTTACGCAACCTTGTCTGGTTCGTCATCGTAAAGGTCATCATCGCCATCAAACACGATGTCATCAAAGCTGTTGTATTCCTTGCTTTGATCCTCAACGGCCTTGCGGACATCCTCATTCTCATTGGCCTGTTTTGCGACTGCGGCTCTAAAGCCCTTGGCGATGTCCTCATCGCTGATCTGAGCATCCCAGGCTAGCTGGACACCGAAGAAGATGATGATTGAGCTATAAACACCAGCAACAGCTACCACGCCACCCCAGAACCAGCCCACAGGCGTTGACGCACCAATCGCCATGCCAGGGATGAAGGCAAACATGACAACACCGACAGAGCGGATGGCAATCTCTTTTAGTTTCTTGATCACTTGTTGTCCTTTATGAATTGGATCGGGTCAATTTTTACGCTGGTTGGGCCAAACACGCCCTTGAGTTCTTTGCTAACGGTCAGGTGTAGGTGAGCACCGCTGCTGGCTGAGCCTGTGTTGCCCACAAAGCCGATTGTGTCACCCTCTTTGACCTTCTGCCCAACCTCATGACCAGCGGCCTTTAGGTGGCAGAATCCTACATACCAGATCTGCTTTTGCTTGTCCATGACTCGGAGCACAGACACATTGCCCAGCACCTTACTGAACTGCTGTAAAACAATAGTGCCGTTGGCGATGGAAGGGATCGGAGTGCCCTCTGGTCTGGCCCAGTCCACGCCTGAGTGTGGCTGAAGTCCATTCTTGCGGCGGAACTCGCTTAGCGTGCCAAAGCGACCAGTAATGAATTTAGGCTCAAATGGGAATCTCACATCAACACCTGGTTCACGATTATTACAGCCATTGCGGTTAGGCTCGCAGATGCGAACGCTGTGATCCAGGCTGATTGCCAGCGAGCCTTCTCAAGCTCACGCACCCTGGTCTCCAGATCCGCGTAGTTCCTGACTACCGCTTTGATCTCTGCGATGTCCGTAATGATCTGGACAAGCAAGGCGTTTGACGAGTTAGGGCGAGTTGGCTCTGGCATAGCATCTAGTTTACCTCAAGAGTGACTACTGGATTTGAGTGAGCTTATCCCCAAAGTTGATGCCAGTTACTCGCTGGTATTGCTGATACAGATACTTAGATCCAATGCCGTATTTGCCCAATGAAGTATCACCAGACATGATCAGCTTTAGCCGCTCGTATGATTTGCGGTTGAGCTCGTGCCACTCAGGATGATCTTCCCAATGTAGCCTGCGTTTTGAGTTTGGGCGGTTGTAGTTGGTAAACATGAACTTGACTGTGGGACTGATCAGCCTGATGCCTCTGGTGTATGCCCTGAGTGCCAGGGATGGCTCTTCCCCTGTGAAATACAGCTCAGCGTCATAAGGGATCTCTGCCATCAGCTTGATCTCACCGAACATCGAATTAGCAGACATGAAGTATTGCTCGTCACCGTTGACGGTATCTATGACATCCGCCCACTCACCCTGGATCATCCTTGACGCATCGTGCCAGTAGGCGTTGAGTTTGAAGAAAGCAGCCTGGGCAAAGATCTGCGGGTTGCCAGATGGATCTAGCTCAAACGGATCAGGGTAGTTGGTAAAGAAGATCCGATTACCCCAGAAAGTCTGTGCTCGCTTGTATGCCAGCACAAGCAACTTATCCCAGCCTGGTAGGAATCGTGAGTGCGAGTCAATCTGAAGGAAGTAATCGCCCTCTAGCTCGCGGGTAGCCCTTTCCCTGGCCCAACACGCTCCCAGGCTTTCTGACCAATGTGCCTTGTGGTATCTCAGGTTAGGCACAAAGCTCAGATCAGGATGCTCTGATTCCTCAGCCTGCGAAAATACAGAGAAGATCAGGTTGTCAGGGTAGGTGGCGTTGTCGTGAGCACTCTTGACTGTGTTGATCAGGTCAGGATCTCGGTATGACGCGATGCTTATGAAGATGCGGTTTACCATTTGCCAATAGGACACTTGGAGATCTTGAGCTTGGTTTTGAGATCCATGAAGCAACCACATCGTTTACATTGGTTGACAACAGGGATGACATCAGGGCAACCCTTACAGATCTCCAGTCGCTCAGCGGCTAGTTCGTCTGTTGCTCGCTCGCTCTTTGGATTGAGCAGATCAAGCGGCGTTGATCCATTCTTATCCTTATACTTCTGCCACGCTGACATTATTTTCCCCTTTTAGCCAGGGCCATAACCCTGACACATCTCTGTTAGTGATCTCAAACTTCTCGCCATCAAAGCGAGCGTGAGGTGACTCCACATACCTACCGTAAGGGTAGTCTGCCAGCTTGACAACTAGAGGATCGCTCAGAAGGATGGCGGCAAAATACTCGGTGGTAGATAGCTCCAGTAGAGTTTCGCCAGCCTTGAGCAAGCGAACGGTGATGCCATCGTGATCAGGGTAGTCAGCAGAGATGTCAACTACCTCATCAGCGTCTAGGAATGCCTGAGCGTGTTCCATAGATAGCGGCAGATCATACAAGCACTCTTGGTCAATTACCCAAACCAGGGCTGTGCCTGGCTCGCCGTTGTAAACGAACTCAATGTCAATGTCAGTTAGTGGCATGAGATTAGCCTATCTCTATTTAAGTACACCAGCCAGAGGTTGAGCAGTTTGCGGTTGAACAGGTCGCACCGCTTGAACATCCACTACCAACACAGCATGAGGTAGAGAAGCAACCAAAGCTCACATCCAGGGCGGTACACCGTCTCAGGGTTTCAGGTGTTGGCGTTGGAGTAGGCGTTGGTGTCGGTGTTGGGGTTGGAGTTGGGGTAGGTGTTGGGGTAGGCGTTGGAGTTGGAGTCGGAGTTGGGGTAGGTGTGGGAGTAGGGGTCGGTGTCGGAGTAGGGCCAGGTGCGGCATCTTCCTGCTCCAGAATCCACAGATCCAAACTCATTAGTTACCTTCGCCAAACTGTGCTGGAGTCCAATCGCCAGCTTCCTCATCCCACTTGTAAATAATGCCATCAGTAGGGTATGGAATAGGCGAAACCCATTGAGCGGTTTCCTCATCTAGCAACCAGGATGCGAACGGCTGAGGTGCGATGAAGGCATCTAGCTCTTCGTCATACCTGTAACCAACGCCAGCATAGTTCTTGCGGTAGTTGCCGTTGTAGCTGGTTCGCTTACAGGTCTGGCCTCGGAACTCGCCATACCAGGTCTCAGGATCTTTGCCCTCAATCAGCTCTGTCTCGTCAATGCCAGTAATAACTTCTGTGACGATGTTGTTGTCATCCAAAAATGCGTAGTGTGCCATCATGCTCCCAGGGCCGCGATCTCAGCTTCAGTCAAACCGAGTGCTGCCAGCTTTGCCTGGGCTGATGCCTTGGCTTCTGCCTTGGCTAGTTCGTCTGCCTCACGCTGGGCCTGATCTGCCTCAGCCTGGATACGCATTGCCTCACGCTCTGCCAGCTCTTCCTCGGTCAGAGGCACAATGGTCTGTTCGCCAGTCTCGCAGTCTACGATCAGCTTTGTAATAATTTCAGTCATTTGTTTCTTTCTGTTAGCTAACGGTTACGCCGTTTGAACTACCTTTTAGTATGCCGTAAAGCGTGGCACTTGAAAACTGAATCAAATTGTAACCTGGATCATAGATCGTAAGGCTTGTGATAGCAGCAGTATTTGACCAAAGGTTTCCTTGAATTGCCACGCCCACTTGAGCCTCATTACTCTCGCTAACCGAATCCGATGATCCAGACTTACTAGCGTTTGATGTGTAATTCGGAATGTAAAGACCAGCGTTGCCAAATGTATTAGAGGTAGCAGCATTAGAAGATTGGTAGCCAAGCAAGAATGAATCTGCTCCAGAGCCGCTGTCAGATCCAGTAGCTAGACCAGGAATGCCATAAAGTCTGCGGTATGAATAACCACTTGTAACGCTGTTGAATTGAACAGCTAATACGCTTCTTGGGCCCTGATCAGTTCTAGTGCTTCTGGCAGATACGAGCAGATAGAGATCGGTGAAGGTCTGTGGGATTGACGAGAATGTCAGGCTGGCCTGATTAGAGGCAAGCTCTTGATGCTGGATCAAAGTCATTGTCATTTATGCCACCCCATAGAGGCTGATTGTAGAGCCTTGAGCAATCGCTCCGCTAGTCGTAAAGAATGTGACTCGGTTTACAGCCGCAGTATTAGCCCACCTGATAGCTGCCATTCCAGTTAGGTCAGTCGGAGATCCTTTTGTGTTGAACCTTTGGAGTTGTGTCTTTTGCTTGTCTGTGGCTGAGTAATCCATGATTTGTAGCGTTGACACGCCAAAGGGATCGCCGCTTCTTGGCATGTACATAATGTCTGGAGTGGAGTTGAATGAGCCACTTGTGTTACCACTTGTAAACGCATAAGCACTCACGCCAAAGTAGTTACCGCTAGTTGTGTCATTGTTTAGCCTGTAAAACAAGTTTCGCTCTGTGCCAGAATCGCTGCTCTTAGCGTTGATGATGAAAACAAGATCCTTCATGGTCGCAGGAATGTTTTGAAAGTCCACGCTTGTTGAGCTGCTATTGCTGGCTGTCCATGTTGCCAGAGGTATGTATGACATTAGCTTCCTCGCAGACCGTAGATAGAGAATCGCGTTCCAGAGGTAAAACTCTGCCCCGAATCTGGGAACAAGCTTATCGAAGTTACAGCCGCAGTATTGTTGCGGAAACCTGAACCAAGGAAAACACCTGGATTACCTGTGCCCGTTACACCATGTAGGCATCGGATGGTCTTTGACTTCGTGGTCTCAAACGGATCAAAGATGTCGCAGACACCAGCCGTAAAGATGTTGGCTGTGTTGCCGTTCCTAGGTGCGATACCCATAAGCATCCATGTAGCACTCGTGCCAGAAGCAGATGAAACAGTTGAGCCATTGCCCTCTAGTCTGTGCCAGGCGTAGTTTGCCCCAGAGTCACCGTTGAATCGCATCCACAATCCATCGTTAGCAGTTCCGCTGTTAGTGCTTCTTGCTGTGTAACGGATCTGAAGATGTTGATAAGTAGATCCATACTTGGTGTCCAGGCTCGTAAACTCAACCGATGCCTGGCTAGATGTCAGGGTTACAGTCTCCAGTAGAACGAATGACGAGTTAGCTGCTGACGCGAACTGGATGTTGCCCGTTCCAGCAGTAAATACTGTGACCTTGTTGCTACCTACAACAGAGGTTGTGTAAGTCAGACCAGCACCATTGCGGATGTCAAAGGTTGATGGATAGCTGAGGATGACAACACCAGATCCGCCATTGCCACCGTTATTAGTGTTTCCGCCACCGCCACCGCCACCGCCAGTATTGGCAGTCGCATTTGATCCTACGGCACTCAATCCACCAGCACCGCCACCGCCTGAAGCTGAGCCAGCACCACCAGAGTTAGAGCCACCGCCACCGCCACCGCCACGAGTAACAGCTGTGCCTGTAATTGAAGAAGATGATCCAGCACCACCATTACCTGCGGTGCTTGTCCCAGTTCCGTTACCACCAGCACTACCAGCACCACCACCGCCACCACCTGCGTTTAGAGTGGTGTTAGATGTTCCAGAGCCACCGTTGTTTCCTTGGCTTGGTGATGTTGATGGAGTATTCCCAGCACCACCTGTGTTTACAGCACCGCTGTCAGTTCCGCCACCACCACCGCCAGAGCCACCAGCAGCTCCGTTGAATGTTCCTTTGGTGTTGGTAAAAGATGCTCCACCACCACCGCCATTAGCGGTAATGGTCGAAAAAACAGAATTACTACCGCTAGCTTCAAGTTGAGCAACACCAGTCGTAGTGCGAGCAGCACCAGCCCCAACCGTTACCGTATAGTTGGTTGCTATTGTAAGAGCAACACCAGACGCTGTGCGGTATCCACCAGCACCACCGCCACCGCCATTACCCCAAGCCCCAGCTCCACCACCAGCAATGACAAGATACTCAACTACCAGAGCGTTTGACGAGAAAAACTGCTTCCAAGCTCCACCTACTTTGGTGTAACCCTCAGCAACATTCTTCCAAGATCCGCCTACGCGAGTGTAAAGAGCACTAACGGTTTTCCACGAAGCAGAAACCTTGACATTT